CATTTGGCATGGTCCATGCCTCGTCTCGTTTGGTTCGCCAAAGTTGGGTCTTCTGTTGCTGCTTCTGAGTTTCAGCAAGTTTTCCCAGCGGTAGAGGGCCACATTGTGAGCGAAGGCAGCAGTGTTGATGAGTCGACTTCGGACCATGTTGTACAGGTTGGTCCCGCGCATGACAATTTAGTCCGAGAGGTACACATGCACGCTAAGGAGAACCGCGAAATTGCAGGTCGAGGTGGTGGCACAGATCAGTTCAAGGAAGTTGCTTTCATCAATCCACATGTGCACAAACGCTCGGATACGGCCACTTATTTTCATTCTGTTGAGAAGCGTTTGAAAACTCGCACAGCAGCCAGCAATCTTGTTCGGATGAAGGCCTGCCCGCGTAAGGATTTGTGTGAGGAGTACGATCGACTCGTCCCGAGTCCACCTCAATGGACTGCGTTGAAATTCGAGCAGTATTGCGAGCGCACTGTTCGAGAGTATTGCAGCAAACGAGCTCAGAATGTTGTTTTGGACAAGCTGAGTTCTCACGATCCGGACCGGACCGGCTCTGATATTCGTATATCGCTCAAGGGGCAAATCATCAAGAAGGATGAGAAGCGTGACAAGAAGGAGGCTATTCCAGGCCAACTCATTCACGAGTACGATATCAAGCAAACTCTAGGGGATGGCCCATTCGCATTGTTTCTCGAGGATGAGATTATATCTGCATTTCCCAACAACTTCTTGTTTTATCGTCGCATGAATCCGGATGAGTTTATTGCTGCTTATTCGAAAACTTGGCGAGTCGGTAACGGCGTTCACACTTCTGACGTTACACGGTGGGATGTTGGTTGCGATGCCGGAGTGCTGAACTTCGATTTGCACGTCATGATGAGGTCGGGCTTTCCAGGCTGGTACATGGCTGAGTACGCTGAACGCCGTTTGAACGCCAGGAGCCAGCACGGCCCTATGGGGACGATGCAAAATTCCGGTGATCGATACACTTGGGCACTCAACAGCCTGAGACGAGCGGTAGTTGCTTCTTTAATCAACCATGTTACTCCTGAAGATACCGTTGCCATTAATGGTGATGATGAAGCAATCGACCGTTATTGTGATTCTGATGATTTCCCGGATTCCCCTTGGGAATTCAAGAACCTTAATGGTCTTGTGGGAGAGTTCAGTGGCTTCACGTTGGGTGGACCCATTCCGGAGTATTCCGCGCGCGGCATTCAATACCGCACCATGATTCTCGAGTCCAGAGACCCCACTGCCCAAAACAAGTGGCTCAATTACCTCGGACTGTTAAAACACGCAGATCATTCCACGATTGAGGCTATGGACGTTGCAGCCTCGGCACACCAGCACATGCACACGGACTTGTTCCGTGAGGCGCTACCTGAAGCCATGCGCGGCATGTTTCCTGATGTTTTTGCTTGCGATTGATCAACGTTGTCTTTTGCGCTGTGCGCGCTCGAAAATAGCGCTGTGTTTTAGCACGCCCCACATTCATTTGGTTTGTCTGTTTTACTCGCCTTCCCTTTGCTTATCTTCCACGCTTTTCTGTTCTTACTTTTCCTTTTGCCAAAAAAAA